GTTGCATCTACTGCATAAGTGCTACCTGCACCTACTACAAATCTATCTCTTAAATCAGGAGTGCCACTTGTTCCATCACACAATGCCCAACCACTAGGTATAGTTCCTGTAGAACCTGACCACAACATAATCATGCCAGATACAAATGCCGTTAGTGTAGTCCATGTAGGAGTATTGCCTGCTCCTGCTGAGGTTAAAAACTGTCCTGCTGTACCCGCTGCACCATCTAATGTAAGTCCTCCAGTGACTGCTAGTGTACCTGATGAGGTTGCTGTGCCTGAAGCAGTAAAGTTTGTAGTGGTTAAATTAGATAGCCCAGTAGCAGATCCACCAGAAATAGAAACGGAAGTACCGTTTTGTGTGGCCATCGTGCCTAAACCTAAATTAGTTCTAGCAGTCGCTGCATCAGAAGCACCGGTACCACCATCCGCTACAGCTAAATCAGTTGATAAAGTTAAAGAAGATAAGTGTGTTGTGGCATCAACAACATTAGTGCCATCATTAAATAACACCATTGTTTTACCTGCTGGAACAGCAATCCCTGTACCTGTTGAGTTTTTAACTGTACAAGCATCAGCAAGACCATTATTAACTATGTATTGTTTTTCAATTGCTGGAACAGTAAGAACTCTAGCACCGCCTGACGTGCCTGTTAAATTAAGTCGTAAGTTTCGTGCTGTTTGAGAGGCATTGGTATTTGATAAAGAAATAGTGACATCACCACTTGAGAATGCAACGTTAGCAGAGCCTGTAATAGCTTCTTCAACTGCCGTACCTAAGTTAGTATTTGTAGTCGTACCCCAGGTACCGGACTGTTCTCCTGTAGCAACAAGTTCTATTTTTAAATTTGAATAAGTACTAGGCATAATTTAATCCTTTAATTATCATTATTTTAACTTGATTCTCCGCCCATTGGAAGACTCGTTACATAGACTGTAATGTGTTTTTTTTCATTCCAAGGTTCTCCACAATCAGAACATGTACCAGAATTATATTCTTCTGCATCAACTTCCATACTACAATTTGCACACTCTAAATAAGTTTCATATTTATTAACGACGGTTCCGTCTTCTAAAGTTTTTGCTTCTACTATCATATTATCTCCTTATGCGGCTATATCTAGCCAGTTTGGTGTTTGTGACGTATTCACATCTGACCAGCTGTTTGTTTGTGAGTCATTAATATCAACCCATCCAGCACTTTGGCTATCGTCAATATCAGTCCACACTAACACTGTATTTAAATTAACTACCCCAACAACACCTGTAACATTTACGATAGCATTACTGGTTACGGATACAGTTCCTATAACACCACTAGCAGTTACTTCAGTAACACTTACAATAGCATCGCCGGTAACTGTTTCTTCACCAAGAACACCTTCAGCTGTAACCCCTGTTAAAGTTACACTTGCATCACCTGTGACTGTCTCTTCGCCAAGTGTGCCTTCAGCTGTAACGCCTGTAACATCTACAGTAGTTATTACTTCTACTGTTACATCACCTACATCACCTTCAGCTGTAACTCCTGTTAAAGTTACACTTGCATCCCCTGTGACTGTCTCTTCACCGAGTGTGCCTTCAGCTGTAACTCCAGTGACACTTACAGTAGCGCCTGCTGTTATGGTTACATCATCGATAACGCCTTCAGCAGTAACTCCAGTAACACTTACAGTAGCATCACCAGAAACAGTTTCTTCGCCTAGGGTTCCTTCAGCTGTAACGCCGGTAACATCTACAGTAGCGCCTGCTGTTATGGTTACATCATCAATAACGCCTTCAGCTGTAACGCCAGTAACATCTACAGTAGCCCCACCAGAAATAGTCTCTTCGCCTAGTGTGCCTTCAGCAGTTACTCCAGTAACACTTACAGTAGCACTACCAGAAACAGTGGCTGTGCCTATATCACCTTCAGCAGTAACTCCTGTTACAGGAATACCAACTTCTACTTCTACATCGCCTAGTACACCTTCGGCAGTTACTCCAGTTAAAGTGACGCTTGCATCGCCAGTGATGGTTACATCATCAATAACACCTTCGGCAGTTACTCCAGTTAAAGTGACGCTTGCATCGCCAGTGATGGTTACATCATCAATAACACCTTCGGCAGTTACTCCAGTTAAAGTGACGCTTGCATCACCTGTGACTGTCTCTTCGCCAAGTGTGCCTTCAGCGGTCACTCCGGTGACACTTACAGTAGCACTTGCTGTTATAGTTACACTATCTAATACACCTTCAGCCGTAACGCCGGTAACCGCTACAATAGCACCAGCAGATACTGTTTCTTCTCCTAATACACCTTCAGCCGTAACGCCAGTAACAGCGACCTCAACTGATGTTCCCCCTAGTGAGGAAAACGGGGCACTAGAAAAAGGGCTGTCTGAAAACATTTAGAGCACCAGCCATCTTGATCCTGTTGGAATGGTAACTGTAACGCCTGAAGTTACAGTCATGGGGCCTGTGCTCGTTGCATTATATCCAGTAGGAATTGTATAGTCTGAGCCTACTGTTTTATTATTAACAAATAATCCGTTTGAAGCTGTCATTTCTTGTCCAGTGATTTCACCAGACACATCAACATCTCCGTTGCTATCAGAATACACGGATTTACCTGCAGGATACACACAAAAAACATCTTTAGTGCCCGCAGAAAAATTAACTAAACTACCAGAGTTAGAGGAAGCTAGGACTGTATCACGAGATAAAGTAGTACCTGATGCCGTATATTGACCTAGACCTACTTCCCACTCATCTCCATTTGATAGAGCTATCGTGTAATACGTAGTATTACCGTCGCCTATGGCTGAAAAAGATTGAAAATCTGTAACGGCGCCAGCAAGCGTAATGGTAGTAGTACCAGTCGAAGTTGTGGTCTCTTTTACTCTGTCTTTTAAAACAAGAGCCATATTAACCTCCTATTATGGAGCAGTTATTCTAATAATAGCGCTTGTAGCATCAGCAGTTGGGAAGTTAATTGTAAATGTTCCCGATGTTGATGTTTTGTCTCCACCAAAGTCTAAAACTGCTACAGATTTATTACTATTAGAAGAGTTATAAATTAATGCTCCTCGTGCTGTAATAGTTGCACTAGACCATGACGTATTACTAAATCCTAGAAAAGCTGTTGTTGAACTAGACTGAGGTATTGTACCAACAGTAAGTGTATTACCGCCTGTAGTGTAGTTTGTACCTGTACTTGTAACTTCATTAGTATCTGTAGGATCTGCTGTGCCATCTGATGGGGCTGTATATGCTGTTGTACTATCACCTAATGTTGCTGACGATGTATACAAAGCTATTTTAAATGTATCTTGTGTGTTAGAACTTAAAGCTCTATTGGTCGTATTAAAGTTGTGTCCCCCACTTAAGATATCCACTTTAAACGACGTACACATTGCTTGTGAAATTGCCATTTTAATTCTCCAATAGTTTAATTATTTCTGAATGTCCTGCTTCTCGCAATCTATTCGCTAATGTTACGCGGTCAGACTCTACCGCTGATTTTAGAGCTTCTACCAAAACCTTTCTGATATAGTCTCTAAAAGCTTCTGCTTGATCCCTAATTAAAGGGTTTGCATCTTTACTTACATACATGATTTTGCTTAATGCAAACTCTGCTATTTCTTCGGGCGTATGGCCTCGACCATGCGTTGTATGTACTTCATAATTCATTAATCCATCAATATTCATACCTCTCCTTTCTTATTGAACAGGGTATCGAGCCTGTCCAGTTCTATATGCATCTGTTCTGTCTTTACCATCGCCTAGTTGTTTAAGCATTGATAAAGCATCTGTATAACGTTGATTATAATTAGCTAAAATATCAGCTTCTTCTTTCATGTAAGTAGCCGCTTCCAAAAGAGTTCCATATAGTAAAGCACTACTAAAATTGTTCCCAAGCCAAGTAGTCCCAGCAGTAACAATAGAAGGGGGATAATAAAAAAAGTGCAGCTCAACAGTATAATTATCGTCTGGCGTAGGCCCGAGAATAAATGTGTTATCATCGAAAATACCATAGTATTTAGGTTTCCCATAAAAAGCAGCGTCCGTATCAGGAAAAGATTCCCTTATAAAATTAACATCTTTATTTAAAAGATAAGTGTATTCATTGTTGCTATCAATCACAGCTAAACTATAAGTTGCAAGCCAATCAGAAGGCGTAGTTAAATATTTATTACCTGTTGTCGTTGTGCCTACTTGATTACGTCGTAAGTCTGGAATCTGCACTGTATTATAAATGCGTTCTTCCGCTTGTTTAATAAACGTATCAATATCAGTTGTACTAAACTGGTTCTCAGTATAGCTTTGTACTTCAGCTACGAGTTGTGCATATGTTAAAGCCGCCATTGTTTATCCTTATGCCATAGGCCCACGAGCCATTGTACCTTTTGTAGCAGCGCCTGTACCTCTGATTTTAACACCAGATGTTTTGACATCCTTTTCAGGATAGCCATTTGAATTAACTGCGGGTCCTGGTTGAGGCTGTTTATAACTTGGTTTACATCCTTTTCTATCGTTGTTCATATTATACTCCTAAGTAGTTGTTACTGTAACAGTTCCTATTGCCCCTGTCGCTTCTAAATTATCTTCTAGTCCTGTTAATTGCAATGAATTATTAAGTCCTACTGGATCCCAACCCCACTGATAGTTACGCGAATCCACTAAATTTGTATCAGGTCTTGGATCTTGCACTGCCTGCGGATCATCAACAGGATACATACCCTGCATATTTTGTGGGTGATCTGGTTCCCAACAATTTTTACAAACTTTTATGTGAGTATCTGTAGTTCTAACATATAAAGACTTTAACTCTTTTAATTTATATTGAAACCCACATCTATCACAATCTGCGATTGCATGTTTGCCAGAGGTATATCGTCTACCCATGTTTGCCCCTATATATGCTGATACCTAGGTGCGAGTCTTAAATCAGCTTTTTCTCTATCTTCAGTAGATGCTAACATCCATTGTTCTTCATACTCTTGTTTTAACATTTGCATTCTATCTACTGCACCTGGTATTTTTAAACTTAAATAATACGCTAATCCTGCAACTAAACAAGGGTAAAACCTAAATGGTATTTCTTGCGTATTAACACCGTTACCTGCATCATCTAATCTTTTTAGTTTCCAATACACAAACGTGTAATTGTTTGTATCAGGTACAGGCCATACATTAATAGTAGGTTGAGTTACTTGTCTGTTTACCCACACCTGTATTGGTTTGCCTGTGCTATTTTTATTTGGAATTAATCCCCATGTAGGAGCTGAGATTCGATTAATATTAATATCGTTTTGAGTAGTACCTGAACCTGTCCTAATAACTTGTTCAATAATATCAATGGTGTCAGTAGGTAGATTATAAGTTGCAGTACCCGAGACTAAACTAACTGTGCCTTCTTCGATTGTCCAAAGATTAACGCCTCTGTTTGCCCACTCTGCTGTAAGCAAATTTAAACTGCGTCTTGCAGTTCTTAAGTCATATCCAGTTCTAAGTTCAGCACCACATCTTTCAAATGCTTCTTCTACAATCTCGTTGAGATCTGGATTAAATGTTGTTGTTCCTGAAGTTGCCATATTATTATCCTAATTTTATACAACCAGCATGATTCATGCAGGGCCAGTCTGTATACATTCTTCCACCACATGAATCACCTGTTATGTATATAGGCTCGTTTTTTAAAAAAACGTTTGCTCTTGTTTCTACAGCATACCAAAGCACTGCTGTAATAAAAACAATAATTAAATAAGTTATAAAATCTTTCTTGTTCATTGAAACTATTTAATTAGTGCCACCAGCTTGTCATCCATGCCCATACGTCATGCCAGTGATGAGAAACCCATTTTTCCCAAACCCATGTCCAGACAACTAACGCTGCCCAGTGTTCCCAATTCCATTCCATAATTATCTCCTATTTCTTTTTTCGTTTAAGAGACGCAACTCTACGAGGTTTACCTGCAGGTTGCCCT